GGACTACGACCCGGCGCTGGCATGGTACGACGCGCTCACCAAGGCCGATGCCGCTCAGGAAGTGGTCATCCTGAAGGCTCTGCTGCCTTCGGGTGACACGCTGTATTACGCGGTGTACCCGTCCTTCGACGCGGATCCGTCCATGGACCTCAACAAGAACATGGACAACACCGCGACGTTCTCGCTGGTGTCGACGTTGACCCGCTATACGTCCGGGACTTGAGGATAAACCATGTTCAAGATCGACCCAGAACCCACCTTCAAAGCGTCCCTGACCATCGTCGGTCAGGGGCGCGAGCAGGTGTTGAACGTCGTCTATCGCCACAAGCCGCGCTCGGAATACATCGCGCTGCTGGAACGCGTCCGCGCCGGCGAGGTGCAGGTGGCCGATGCGCTGCTCCAACTCGTCGAGAGTTGGGACGCAGACGGACCGTTGGATGCCGATACGATCACGAAGCTGCAGGAAGCCCAGCCCGGCGTCGACTGGGCGATCGTGTCCGGCTACACCGAAGCGTTGACGGTCGCCCGCAAGGGAAACTGACGGCCGCCGTTCGGGCGCTGTACTGGCGGCGTCCGACCGCGGCGGAGCTTGGCGACTTCGGTGTCACGCCGGAAGACTTCCCGGAACCTCACGTGGATCTCTGGCCCGAGAATTGGCCACCGATCCAGTTGTTCACGCGCAACTGCACCCAGTGGCGCGTGGGCATGGCCGGTCCTGTTGGCTTGGATTACACCGTCATCTATCACGAACTCGATCGCACCGGCGTAAAGGGTGACGACTTCGAAGACATGATGGGCTGCATCCGCATCATCGAAACCGCTGCACTCGACGCGATCAACGAGAAATAACCGATGGCCATCGAAGGCGAAAATCTGGGCGTTGCCACGATCTATTTGACCGTGGACAAAACCAGCATGGATGCGACCATCGGCAAGGCCAAGCTGCAACTCGCCGGCATGGGCGCGGAAGCGTCCAAGCAATACGACGCCATGTCTGCGAGTCAGCAGAAGATGGCGCAAGGCCTCGTCAAACAGGCCGATTTGATCAACAAGACCACGGCCGAGCGGATCGCGTACAACGCACAGTTGAAGGTCGGCGGTGCGCTGGGCGATGAAATCGCCGCCAAGGCGCTTGCGAATGCGCAGGCGGCCGTTGGCGCCCAGCAGGACGTTACGGCCGCCACCAAGGCCGCAGCCGACGCCCAGGCCGAAATGGCGGCAGCGGATGATGCGCGCTTCAAGCAGATCGCATCGGACGCAATGGCCGAAGTTGAGGCTCGTCAGGCGATCACCGCGGCAACGATGGAACAGGCGCGTGCAAATGCCGCGCTTGCGGAAGCGAGCGGCGCGGGAGCGGCCGGCGGTGCCGCGCAAGCCATCGGCGCGCTGGATTCCGCGACCGTCACCCGGCAGATCGCCGACTATGCCGCGCTCGATGCGGTGATGCAAAAGCGCGTGGTGACCACGGCAGAGGTTGCGGAGGCCGAAGCCGCACTCGATCGACTGCAAGCCGAGGGCATGATTTCCACCGAGGAACTGGACGCGGCGTTCGCTGCATTGGACAAGGCGACGCTTTCCAACACCGTCGAGCTCGAGGCCAACACGGGCGCCAACCTAGAGAATGCGGCCGCCAAGGGCATCAACTCGCGCACCGCCTATTCGATCTCGGCATTGCTCAGCGACCTCGCAAGCGGCCAGACCAGCCGCGTCAAGCGCGAGCTTGCGGCCATCACCAACGAAACCGGGCTGATGAGCAAGGCTTTCAAGTTCCTTGCGACGCCTGTCGGTGGCGGCATCGCTTTGGCGACGGTCGCCCTGGCGATCTTCGGGAAGATGGTTTATGACCGCGAAAGCGACATCCTCGCCTTCAACAAGGCGTTGGCCGCCACCGGGGATTTTGTTGGCACGACGGGCCTGCAATTGGAAGGCGTCGCTGCGGCGGTAGGACAGTCGACCAGCGATTACAAGGATGCGACGAAAGCGGTTCTGGCGCTGGCCCAGTCTGGCGACGTGGTGGGCAGCCAGATGCAAGCGATGGCACACGTCGCCGCCAACATGGCCGAACTCACCGGTGAATCGGTGGACAAGGTGGTCAAGAGCCTGATCGCGTTACAGGGTGATCCTACTCAGGCGATCGCGAAGACGGCGACCGCCATGGGGCTGCTGACGACAGCGCAATACAACCAGATCGTGGAGACTCAGCAACAGCAGGGTACAACCGCTGCTGCGGCACTCGCGATGAAGGATCTGGCGGACGCTTCGGACAGCGCGCGGGCAAAGCTGGTGGACAACGCCGGCCTCGTGACTCGCGCATGGGACGGCTTTAAGAACGATCTGGCTCAGATTGGGCGCGATATCGCCGACATCGGCGCGCAGCAGTCGGCGGCGGAGCAACTGGCCAATATCCAAAAAGAGATCAACAACACGGCGACGCCCGGAGAGCGAGCCGCGATGGCATCGCATTACGCGCCACAGATCGCGGCCCTGCAGCAACAGCAGCAAACTGAGGCCATGTTCAATGCCGGTCAGGAGTTGGCGAATCAAGTCAAGCAAAAGCATGACCAGGCCTTGGCCGAGGCGCTCAAAAGCACCAAGCAGGGCGACGATGGATTCGTCGCGCAGGCGAAAGTCATCAATCAGAATCGCTACGCGGCGCTGATTGGCATCGTCGATCCTTCCATCCGAGACCGCATCAATGCGGCCTACGACCAGCAGATCCGCGATGCGGTGAAGCGCGCGAACGCGCAGATCAATGAGAACCTGTCACACGGCGGGGGACACAAGACGCACGCCAATCCCGCGGCTACGGCACTCGCAACATTCCAGTCGCAGGTCGGCGCACTGTCCGATAAGGCAACCGTTGATCCGGGCGGCGACAAGGCTCTGACCGCTTTCGATCAGCACATCCTCAAGCTCAATGCGGATTTCGACAAGGCGATCGCAAAGCATGCGGACTTGACCGCGGCGTCGGCGGCCTATCGGGAAGGTGTGGCCGCGCTGAACACGACGCTTGCGAAGCAGGAGGCGCAGGAAAAGGCAGTCACGGATGCCTACGGGAAAAATCTGGACCGTTTGCTGGCGAGCAAAGAGAACGCGATTCAGATCCAGGTCGCGAGTGTCGGTATGGGCACCAAGGAAGTTGCCCAGATGAAAGAGATGAATGCCATCACCCAGCAGCAGGTCGCCGCCGACCAGAAGCTCAATGACCAGCGCGCCAAGGGCACGCTATCCCAAACTCAATACAACACCGAGCTCGCAAAGAGCGATGCTTACTTCGCCAAGCTTAGGGTAGACACGCTCAGCGGCTACACGCAGATGGATCAGACGCAGTCCAAATGGGTGAACGGCGCAATCGCGGCAATGCAGGACTGGGCGGATGCGGGCGCGAACGTGGCCGGGCAGACCGAGACGCTGTTTACCAATGCATTCAGCGCCATGAACGATGCGCTCGCAAACTTCGCGACCACCGGCAAGCTCAATTTCAAATCGCTGGTCACGTCGATCCTGACCGATCTGGCAAAGATGGAATTGCGCATCGCGGAATCGAAGCTCCTGCGGGCCATCGTCGGTATGTTTAGAGGCAGCGGGACGGGCATCGCCAGCAGCTATATGGGTGGCGGCGGCAGTTCGTATGCTGCATCCGGCGTCAACTGGAACGTCGGTGCGCTTGGCAGCGCCAATGGCAATGTTTTCACGGGACCCGGCATCGGCGCCTACGCAAACACCGTCGTTGACAAACCGACGTTCTTCGCGCGCGGTGCCAACATCATGGGCGAAGATGGCCCTGAGGCCATCATGCCGCTATCGCGCGGCCGCGACGGCAAGCTCGGGGTTAAGGCTGCCGGCGGCGGCAACGTGATCAACATCAACACCAACGTGACGGTAGACAAGAGCGGTACGCGCAGCACCACCAGCAGTGACACCAGCGATGCCGCGGCCAAGCAGCTCGCCGGAATGATGGAAGCCAAGGCGAAGGAGGTCGTCGGCCGTGCAATCCAGCCAGGCGGCATCCTTTGGCGCCACGGCGTGGGGCAGGCGGCATGACCGATATCTTCAACTGGCCCTACGTCACCGAGCCGACCGGTACCGTCACGCTGCGCACGCGTTCAGCGCAGTTCGGCGATGGCTATGCGCAGACCGTGCAGGATGGCCTCAATTCCAAGGTCCAGAGCTGGCCCATCTCGCTGACTGGCGACAGCACGTTCATCGATCCCATCGTGGCGTTCCTCGACGCGCATGTCGGCGTGTCGTTTTATTGGACGCCGCCAACCGGCGTGCAGGGCTACTACCAGTGCGCGACGTACACCATCGTCCCGCACGGCAGCGATTTGTACACGCTCACGCCCACCTTCCAGCAGTTCTTCAAGCCGTAAGCCATGACCATCTTCGCCGACGTCCAGGCGCTCGAACCGGGCGCGTTCGTGGAACTGTTCACGCTCGACGGTTCCAGCATCGGCGGTTCGGTGCTGAACTTCCACGGCTACACGCAAGTCGGAACGATCACTTGGCAGGGCGTGCAGTACGAACCGTGGCCGCTGCAGGCCGAAGGCTTCGAGCGCACCAGTGGCCAGCCGCCGACACCCAAGATCAGCGTCGGCAATATCGACGGTTCGATCTCGTCACTGTGCATTGCGTTTCAGGATCTGGTGGGCGCGCCCATCACGCACCATCGCACCTTCGGCAAGTACCTCGATGCGGTGAACTTCCCGGACGGCAACCCGACCGCCGACCCGACGCAGGAACTGCATCCGGAAGTATGGTTCATCGAGCGCAAGGCCAGCGAGGACAATCAGGTCGTCCAGTTCGAGCTTTCCAGCGCCATCAACTTCCAGGGCGTGCAACTGCCGCGCCGGCAGATTATCGCCAATGTCTGCGCATGGATCGCGATCGGCGGCTATCGCGGGCCGCAGTGCGGCTACACCGGCGGGGCGGTCGCGGACTTGAACGATGTCGCCACGAGTGACCCGACGAAAGACAACTGCTCCGGCACCGTCACCGGCTGCAAGTTCCGGTTCGGCAGCGGTCCGCTTCCGTATGGCAGCTTTCCGGCTGCAGGCCTTACGCG